GCTGTAGTTCAATTAATTAATGAAGTTGGTTTTCCAATAGCAGCAGCTATAGGTCTTGGTCTATTTATATGGAAACTAATTAATAAGATTATTGATGGTATGGAAACCAAAGTAGATGTTCTTGATGAAAAAGTATCAGCACAAATATCTGAAATAGAACAAAGATTAGGTCAAAAACTAGATTCACAACATGGAATATTGGTAGCATTAATTGATAGAGTGCGTTCTGTAGACAATGAGATTATTAGACAAGACACTCTTTTGAAGACTATACTAGGTGTACCACAACTTATGCACACCGATAGGTTGGCAAAGGCAGATAGAGATGACCAAAGGAAAGATTAAAAGAAAAGTAGGCAGACCAAGTAAAGCTGATTTGCTTAGAGAAAAACAAGCAGCAGAAAACTATAAAGTTTTAGTTGGTGTTCTTTTGATTGGTGCAATTCTTTTTATTGGTATATTTGTTCAAAATATAAAAGCAGACCAAATAGTACATAAGTTCAAATCACCTTCATTCAATGGTGTGAACACCTCAAGTCATTATCTGACTATTGAGAATCAAGAGTTTAATCGTAGAAAAGTAATTAAAGATGAAATCAAAGCTGCTATTGAAGAAGCAGAAAGAGATAAAGAGAACTCAACAGTACAAAGATTTATTAGAAACTTTGAAAGCAGGGTATATGCAGAATTAAGCAGACAGCTTATCGCTAATTTATTTGGTGAAACGCCACAAGACAGTGGCACTATATCATTAGAAGGAAATACTATAGAGTATTCATCTGATGGTTCATATTTAACACTTAAAATAACAGAAGCAGATGGCACAGTCACAGAAATTACAATTCCTATCGGTTCTTTTACTTTCTAGTTGCTCTATATTTGACCAATACGAAGATACATACGAACAAAGATTTAAAGAACATGATGTAGTTAGAATTGATGAACTTCATTCTAAAGAACTAGCTAATGTTAAAAAACCTATAGTTCAACCTATAGTAGCTGTTTATCCTTCAGCATTTACAGACCAAACAGGACAAAGAAAAAGTAATAGTGAGTTTGCTTTATTTTCTACTGCTGTTACTCAAGCACCCTACACATTATTAATAAGAGCATTAAAACATTCTAGTAATGGTGAGTTCTTTAGAGTTGTTGAAAGAGTTGGTCTAGATAACTTAACTAAAGAAAGACAATTAATACGTTCAGCAAGAGAACAGTTTGCAAAAGAGGGTGAAGAAAAGAACGTACCACCACTGCTATTTGCAGGTGTCTTGTTAGAAGGTGCTGTAATAAGTTATGATAGTAACTTGTCAACTGGTGGAGTTGGTGCTAGGTATCTAGGAATAGGTACAAGTATGCAATACAGAGAAGACAATATAACAGTTAGTCTTCGCATGGTATCAGTTGCAACAGGTGAGATACTTATAGAAGTGTTAAGCCAAAAAACCATATTCAGTTATGGTAAGTCAGAAGATGTTTTTAGATTCATAGAAATGGGTACTGAACTTGTTGAGGTGGAATTAGGAAATTCACGCAACGAGTCAACAACGATTGCTCTGATGAAAGCTATTGAAGGTGCAGTCTTAGAACTAATAAATATCGGTTACGATAGGAGTTTTTGGAAACATGAAGAAACTAAAATTAATGAGCCTGAGTGTGATGCTGATTGCATTGCCGACATTCGCGGCTGACAACGAAATATATTTAGACCAAAGTGGTACAACTTTAAATCTTGATATAGAGCAACTAGGCATATCAAACATCATTGGTGGACTTAACTCAGCAGCAGGTAATCTTACACCTTTTGATATTGATGGCACAACAATGACTATTGACATTAACATGATTGGAAACACTAACAAGTTTCTAGGTGATATATGGGCAGATAGTTTTACAGGATTCTATGAATTTACTGGTAATACAAATACTTTCACAATACAAGTAGACCCATCAAATACTTATGGTGCTGATTCATCTAATCAAAATGTACAAGTTACAGGCACTGGCAATACATTTACCCTTAATCAAGGAACAACTGCATTAGCAGCTACTTTAGATTTAGATTGGATTATTCAAGGTTCTAATAATACAGTTACATCTAACATCAATATTGATGGTGCTACAAACTACATGGATATAGATGGTAGTGATAATACAGTTAATTATACAGGTACAGGTGTTACCTCTTCAGCAGGTGGATATTTTTACTTAGACCATACAGGTGGACAAAGAACATTTAATATTCAACAACTGAGTACACAAGACAATGACTGGCTTAAAATCATATCAATTGGTGGTAATGCTACTTCTACTGTGTGTGTTATCCAAAACGACCAAGGTACAAGCACAAGCTGTTGATATTGGAGACATTTCTGAACTAAATGGTTCAGCACAAATAGTAAGAGACGAGCCACTAGATGCTACCCTAGAATTTGCTATACAAAGCAATGATGAAGCTATTACATCTAATGGCAGAATGGCTATTACATTTCTTGATGATTCTGTTGTAAAACTTACAGAACACTCACAACTATTAATAGATGAATACATCTATGACCCTGACCCATCTAAATCTAAGATGGCTCTTACCTTTGGATTAGGAACAGCAAGGTTTATCACAGGTAATCTAAATAGAATAGATAAACAAAATATTAAGCTAAAGACACCTACAGCAAACATAGCTATACGTGGCACAGATTTTACAGCTACAGTTGATGAGTTGGGCAGGTCATTAATAATACTTTTACCTGATGCTCTAGGATTCTCTAGTGGTGAAATAGAAGTTGTAACTGCTATGGGTACTGTTTTATTAAATAAGCCTTATCAAGCAACTACAGTCAGTGTGTTTGAATCTAAACCTAGTGAACCAGTGATATTAGATTTAACATTAGACATTATTGATAATATGTTAATTGTCACACCACCAAAAAAAGAGATAGATATTACAGAAGAAGTTTCACAAAACTCAAAAGAAAACATTTTAGATTTTAATGACTTAGACATAGATTATCTTGATGAGGACTTTCTTGGAGAAGATGAGTTAGAGTTCACAGAATTAGATATTAATTACCTTGATACAAACTTTCTTGAAGATTTGTTAAATGTATTAGACTCTCTTGCTATTAGTAAAGATGAAGATGTGTTGGCTGATACAGGTGGCATAGATATTAAAGGTACTAGAGTTGGTCAAGACCCTGACACACAAATAACAACCTTAATAGCAGGTGATGTGATTAGTGTAAGAAGAAGTGTTAATGATTCTGTACGTTTAGACTTAAATGGTAATGATGCATATACTCTTATTATTATACAAGATGGTGTTTCTAATGTTGTTAAGATTAATGGTGGTGGAGATTCAGTAATTACAATAACACAAAGTGAATAAAATAATTTAATTATTATTCCAAAATGGGTTTACATCTGCATCAAAATAAACGATAATAGTTGTATAAAATGAAAAACGCTTTAAAAAGCAGGGAAAAATAAAATGACAAACTTAAACGAAATCAAAAACAAAATTTCTAAATACGACTGGATGACTCATTCAGAATATAAAAATCTTAAACAAGAAATTTTCTCTCTTGATGATGATTCAATATCAGAACTATATAGCACCACTATGGATATCATAGATGAAAGAGAGACTGAACTTTACTTTCTAGAAGCAGAAGCAGAAAGAGATATGAAAGATTGGTATGCAAGAACTAAATATTTCAAAAAACTTTACAGCAAAGTTGCAAGATATATGGATGATTTATTTACTAAAGAAATGGAATCAGAAGCAAAAAAAACAATAGAACAAAAACTACAAGAAACTGATACTGAAATCTTAGTTGAATATCTAGAATTTATAGAAGACGTAAATAATAAAGTTTCAACTCTATCTAAAGAAGAAAGAGAAAAACATATATATATCTCAAAAGGTATTTTGTTTGCAAGAGGTTGTTAATTTTAGCCAAATATTAAAGGGTCTTAATTGACCCTTTTTTTATGCTATTATTTTGTGATGAAAAGATTTCTGATTCCGATAGTTATACTACTATCACTGCCACTTATATTCCAAAGCACACCAACTGAAATTATAAAACTAAGAACCTTTGATGCGTTAGTAAAACAATACGAGCCATCAGGTAATTTTGCTATCTTAAATATCACAGAAGAAGATGTAGAAAACGAAGGTGGCTATCCTTTTCCAAGAAGAAGATTAGCAGAAATACAAGTAGATTTGATTAATGAAGGTGCTATTGGAGTTGGGTGGGTAATATCTTTTCCACAAGCAGATAGAATGGGTGGTGATGAAGTCTTTGCTACAACATTAGGTTATGTACCTTCTGTCTTAGCTATGTTTGAAGATAACAGTGGTAATTACCCAAAACCTACAGGAACTGTTGTCAAAGGCAACCATGTTAGTGGTATAGTATCTATGGGAGTTAAGGAAAACCTGAACACTCTTAAAGATAATACATTGCAGGGTCTAGCCATTGCTCCCACCGAAGTTGACCAACTTGTTAGAAGAATCCCACTACTTGTAAGCACACCTGAAAAAGAATGGATACCATCATTCGGCACACAAATCTATAAAGCATTGTTTGGTGTAAAAACTTACATTATAAAAACTAATGATAATGGTATAGAGGAAATATCAATCAGAGGAATACCACCAGTTAAAACAGACAGTCTTGGTCGTAAGTGGATAAGTTGGGTAGATACCCCACAAACAACATTAAAAGAAATGGATGTGGCAGGTAAGTTTGTGTTTGTAGGAGTAACAGCTAATGGTGTTATGCCACAGATAGCAACTCCAGTTGGATTATTAGAACCACATAAGATACAAAGTGCTTTAGCAGAATCTATTTTGATTCAAGATAGTCCTTATATACCTGATTGGGCAATAGCTGTTGAAATACTTATATTTTTATTATCTGTGAGCCTTATATGGCTTGTACTAAACTCTTTAGGCATAACTTGGGGTTTAGTATCAGCTTTAGCAATAATGTTATCAACAGCTTATACAGGATATTTACTTATCCACAGAGGTATATTGATTGATGTTACATGGACTTTGATATCTCAGTTTATAACAGGTGCAATAGCTTTTTATTTAAGATTTAGAGAACAATACAAACTTAGATTACAAATTAAAAAACAATTTGAGCATTATTTAGACCCAAGACAGGTTAAACAATTACAAGATAATCCTGAACTTTTAAAACTTGGTGGTGAAAAAAAATATGCAACATTTTTATTTACAGATGTTCGTGGATTTACTGCTTTGTCAGAAACATTAGAACCTGAACAGGTGACTTACATAATGAACCAAGCATTAACTGCACAACAAAAAGCAGTACAAAAACATGGTGGCATGGTGGACAAATACATAGGCGATGCGATGATGGCAATATTTAATGCACCCATTGATTTAGAAAACCACGAAGAAAAAGCATTACAGTGTGCTATGGATATACAAAAAAATATGATTGAGCTTAATTATGTTCTTGCTAATCAATCAATAGAACCAGTTGCAATTGGCATAGGGATTAATACTGGATATGCAGTTATAGGCAATATGGGTAGTGAAAATAGATTTGATTATACAGCTATAGGTGATGCAGTTAATGTAGCAGCAAGACTTGAATCAGGTACAAAATTAGCAGGTGTAGACTTGTTAATTGGTAAAAGTACTGCGGATGCGATAGAATTTGATTTAACACCTTTAGACCCTATTGAAGCTAAAGGTAAAAGCGAAAAATTACAGGTGTATACATGGGATTCAAATTATCAATAATACTA